ATGTTGATAGATTCGGTCAGAGAAAAAGCATTTATGACGATAAACTGTCAGAATTAAGAAAGAAACTTGCAATTGCAATAGCTGATAGTCAGTCATTTACAAGCATAAGAGATAACATTAAGTTGGACGATTGGTTTAATCGTTGGGTAGATGTGTACAAAAAGAAAAGTGTACGCCCCAATACACTTAGGGAATACACTCACATATACACTAAGAATATATCACCTTTTTTGGGAAATCGCAACATAAATTCCTTTGTTAAGTCGGATATTCAACAATTAATTGATATTACTGACGATAAGGGGTATGGATATGAACGGCAAAACAAAATTAAAGTTATATTATCAGACATGTTTTCAAGAGCGATGGAAGATGAGCTTATGTCCAGAAATCCAACAAAAGGAGTTAAATTGAGGGCAAAAAAGGAAGTTTTCGCTAAAGCATTAACAATTGATGAACAAGAAGTATTTTTTGAATGCTGTGCTGGCACATTTTACGACAATCTATTCAATATTGCCGTAAATACAGGGTTGAGACCGGGAGAACTTTTTGCCTTAACTGAAAATGATATTGATTTTGAAAATGGGCTAATAAATGTATCTAAGACACTTGTATATCAGAAATACCTTGATGATGAACGCAAGGAATTTCATTTAGAAGAGCCTAAAACAGAACAGAGCAATAGGAAAGTGCCTATGAACAGCTTATGCAGAAAGTATCTTGAAAGACAGATAAGGCAGAAGCA